GTCAGACTTGTCTGGATAACCAGAGGGCTGCACCATTGGGAACAAACGAATGGAATCAATCACTTCTTTTCCCTCTCTCTAGCCCTTGCGTAGTAGTAGTGAACCTTTCCTCTAAGTTCAGCAGAATCTGCCACACCTGCCCACTCTGCCAACTTATTCCACAGAATAAGCAGTTGCTCAGAATTGCAATTGTCACCATTTGTTGTCAGCCATCTGGATAACTCCATGTGCCTAAGAGTAGGCTCGTTTATCCAACTAAGCCCATAGAAATCCATCAATACACATTGTCTTGGTTGTGCAGATACTAGCAATCCAACAGAAAGCAGTAAAAGCACAATCCATTTCATTCATTCCAACCAGATTCTTTTCTAGCCAACTCAAGGTGCTTTTGCTTAAAGTAAATGTTAGCCACAAGACCAATGAAACCAATAATCACACCACACAAAGCACCAAACTCATTGGCTGATAAACCAAAGAAGATAGCACTACCTGCGCCACCATAGGTAGCTACTGATGCTGCTTTAGCCGCTACTGCTGATGCCACTTCTGCGGTGTTATCGCTCATGTTATTCCTCTGGAACTTCTTTGGGTAGTTGCTTTTCGGCTTGTTCTTTAATCTTGAGAATCAAAGGCCACACGCCAGACTTGCTTGGTAGTTCTCCAAGAGTCTGCAAGATAAAGTTAATCTCGTTTACTTCAAACTCAAACTTCATGCTTGACCCCAAGGAGTGCCAGTAGCTTTAACAGGTGCTTTAAGCAAAGCAATCTGAGCCGCCAAAGCAGACTCTGTAGCAGTCTTATCTACACTATTCCAAACCCATGCCAACACAGTAGCTTCTGTAAGGTTTGCATAAGGAATAGTAGGAGTACCTTCAGACCATGAGCAAGTGTTGATGATAGAAGCTGTATGCTCTCCATCTACTGCTGATGCTCTCCAATGTGCTGTAGTTACAAAGCCATTAGAGACTTCACGATCAAGTGTTGTGATAGACCAAGTTACTGACATGATATTCCTTTAGTTTGATTCAAGTTGTGCAACACGAGCACGTAATGATTGAACTTCCTTGACCAACATTGGTACAAGTTTTGAATAATCTACAGCCATCATTTGATCTGTGTTTTCTGGTTGATGCACCGCTTCTGGTGCAACAGTTATAATCTCTTGAGCAATAAAACCATAACGTTGATGTGAGTTATCAGATTTCCAATCAAACTGACGTACTTTTAAAGAGTCAATTAAGTTCGATGCAGAATCAGAATCTTTGATATTTTCTTTTAGTCGCTGATCTGAAGTGGTATTAAATAGAACTGCTGTAGTTCCTGTTTGTGTAATAGAACCAATTACACCAGCGTTGTATCCAAAGAATAAATATCCGCTTCCTGATGCAGTTCCATTAGCATGATTTTGAGTCGTATCTCCAACAGCTCTTACTACAAGCGAATTATTATTTTGTAATGCTGCATTACTTGTAGTATTCAAGAAAAGATTACCACCAGAATCCAGAGTCATTGACTGCGTAAAACTAACAGTGTTTCCTGCTGTGCCTGATGCTGCGTAGTACCATTTATGATTACCAGTATCTTGTGCATATAAAGTTGAAACATTGCTAGTTTTATAAATATAATTAGCCCCATTAAAATAAGTATTTGTTCCAACATATACTTCTGGATTAGTGCTACGGCCAGAAATAAATGATCCACCCGCACCTAATTGAAATGCAGGGACAAGTGTTGCCCAAGCACTAGGATCAACTCCTAACCCAAAGTTTCCACGACTATCTAAAACCATTTTCTGAGTAAATGTAATAGTACTTCCTGCTGTTCCTGATGGGGCTGTGTACCAATAAAATGAATCCTTAGATATTTGTGAGTAGCTTGCGAAATCAGTAGCGGCATATCTGTATACGTTTGAAGAATCCCTATAAAAGTTAATTCCAATAAAGGCATCATTTGTATCTGTGCGTCCAATAAATGACGCATTAGTTCCAATTTGTAATGCGCGACTTGTTCCACCCCAAGCATTAAGAGTAGTACCTAATCCAAGAGTAGTACCATCAAAAGTAAGCGCAGTACCGCTTGTAACAACCTTAGAGCCATTTAAATAAGGAACACCATTGGCAGTACCTTGATTAAGCGTTAGGCTTCCTGTAGTTCCAATAACCATAGGGTCATTAGATGTACCTGCTTGCCAATCTTTCAGTTGGCTCATTAACTCACGGATAGCATCGTTAATGCCAGAGGGCGCACAGCCTTCTGCAATGTTGATCGAGTCAATGTCTGTGTTATTAGCAGGGGTTGCGCTAAATTCACTAATTTTTGTCTTTGGCATGGTTTATTCCTTATTGGATACCGAGTAAGTTACGCTGTTCTTGGTCTAAGTCTTCAATAGACAAAAGACCACGCATAGTTGTTGGTGTAACGGCTCTGAATGGGCCACCAGTTACTTCTGGAGTACCACCATAACGCATCATATTAGCTAAGTCTTCTACGCTACCTCTACGCATATTAGTAGCTAATCCACGAGAACCAGCAGCACCAATAGTCAAAGGAATTCCAATCATAGGTGCTAATGCAGTAGTTCCAACACTAAGACCAACAGGAACAACACCAGTAGGTGCAAAGCGACCAAAAAACTTCAGCATATTTTGAACATTACCACCTTTGGCTGCTTGCTCAATAGCATCTTGTTCTTCTTTGGTAAACAAGCGCATTTTCTTGTCATTCTTGGCAAGCTGGCGCAATTGTTTGGCAAGTGAGTTTTCTTCACCAGACTGAGTAAACTTACTCTTGTCTAGCTTTGCCTCGTTAAGCATATCCTCAAAGACTTCAGACTTCTTCATTCTTGAGTAAGCGTTACGAGCCTCAGACCACAATTGACCTGCGTTTTTCATGTCACCAGAAGCAATAGAGTCTTTTGGTACAGTCATTAAGTAATTATCATAGTCATCCAAAAGAATAGAGGCCATTCGTCTTTCTTCTGGCTCAATGCTTTTTTGACCACTACGAATCATCTTGCGTAATGCTTGAAGTTCAGTCCAGTCTTTAGGTTGAGCAGTAGATGTTAATTCTTCAATAGCACCAGCAACCTTGGGAAAGGCTTTAGGCGTATATCCTTCTTGTCTTAAATCTTTTGCAATATTACCCATTGCATCAACAAACTCATCAGTTTTTAACTGAACACCAGACTTTTGTAACTGGTCATATCTATCTGTAGCAATTCTATCTAATGCCTGTGTAGACAATGCTTGTTCTCTTTGTGGCTTTCTAACACTACCAGCCATACCTGTAGCCAATGTAGTTCCAGCACCATATAAGGGATTACCAGTAGCTTCTGTAACTGTTTGACCAGTCATAACAGCCGTAGGAGAAACAATTGCTTGAGTTCTTGGTGCTACAGCAAGTTGCTCTGTGACTCCACGAGTAACTGGAGATGTTGCAGTAGTAGATGCCTTAATCAAAGATGGGATAGTTCTAGCCACACCTGTCATTGATTCAAGACCTGCACCAACAACACGCTCTGTTGGAGTCTGTGTTTCAGGTGCAGCAGGAACACCTGCCTGTGTCATCAAGTTTTGAATTGCTTGAGATGCAGGAATCAATCGCTTATCAGTAAACGGAGAAGCAAGTAGGTTTACTAGAGCATTTACAGCATCAGCCGCAGGAACAGCCATTGAGCCTAATACAGCACCAACAGGGCCACCATAAGAGCCAATCTGTGCGCCAGCCAATGTAGGGGCCATAGAACGATAAGCTAAACCTGCACCACGCTCAATCGACTCTCTAAGGCTTGGCTTTTTAGTTGCTTCACTTTTAGATTGAGCAAGTGCGTATTGATATGCTTGTGCGTCAGTCAATTCTTTATCAGATTCGACTTCGTATGTGCCTTTGCCTTCAATAGTTACTTCATAGGTAGCCATAGTTATTTCTTTCTAACAGTAACACCTGCAGGAATTGACAAACCTAAATCTAATGGTTCTTCAGTAGAAGTTGCTTTAGAGCCTTTAACTTCTGCACGACCAGCCATGATTCCCAAGTCTTGCTCGGCTTTTTTCCTCATGCGCTCTTTAAGTTTTACAGTCGCAGCATCATCGCCAAACACAGGGAAGAATGTTCTGTTGTTAAGTTCAACTTCAGGTGCGGTAGCCGCAGCACCAGTTTTAACACGCAGATAAGATTCAGACCATTGATCTGCAGCTTGTTTATATTGTTGAATCTTGGGGTCAATAGCAATATTACCCAAGCCACCTGCACCCTTAAACTGAGCTTGATTTGTCTTGTTTGCCATATCAACAGGGCCAAGCGATGAAATCGTATTAGATGCCGCCCTCATTTGCTCTTGGAATAAACCTGCTTTGCGTTCTCCCTCTGATGGCATATTGATAGTGGTGACAGGACGCTTTTGCTCTTGCAATCTAAGGTATGCAGCTTGCTCTGGGGCAGTCAACTTGCTGAAATCTTGGAATTCTTTAATTGAACTAGCAGTCGCATCAGGTGCTGTATAAAGCACTTCCATCGTATTTTTATCAAGAAGAACATTTCCAATTGTTACAGTTTCTCGTTTCTTTGCGCCAGCCGCAACTTCAGTAACTTCGCCAGTAAGAGGATTACGCTGATATTGCTTCTCACCCTCACCAAGTTTAAACGTCTCACCAGCCATTGACTTCTGAAGTTCAAGACCAGTTTTAAGTTTAGCCTGACCAGCAGGGCCAATCGCCATGAGTTCAGGTGCAATTGAGCCAATATCAAACTTAGCAGGTCTAGCTGCAATAGCTTGTGAGTCACCAATGAACCTGCCATCTTCCTCGATAGGCATAGACTCTTTACCAGCAACAGCAGGTTGATAACCACGCATAAATAATTGCCTAGCCATCAATTCTTCTTTACGCTGTTGTTCCTCAAGTTGCTTTTTCTTAAGCAATTCTTGCAGTTGAGCATTTTGCAATTGCTGTTGCAGACCACCTTGCATAGCAGTCCTGTAGGCTTGTTGACCTTGCTGAAGTCCCTCAACAACAGAAGAAGCACCCCTACCACCTTGGAACAGTCGTCCTGCTAGTGCGTATAGTGCTTGTGCTTGTGCATCATCACGGCTTCGTGCAATATCCTCTGGGGACATTCCCAAAAGACCCATTGTGTCTTGACCGCTAGTGCCAAAAATGTCTAATAGTCCTGCCATGATTTATTCCTTAGAAATCCAACCAGCCAGTTGGAGAGGTAGCAGCATAATTAACCGCAGAATCAAAAGCACTAGGTACGCTACTTCCACCAGTTAACCAGTTACCAATTTGCGATACGCCTTGTGCGCCACCAACATTTTTATAGATGCCACCCAAAGTAGCCGCAGTACCTAATAAATTCTGAAAGCCAGAGGGTTGTTGGACACTGCTTACAGCATTAGTACGACCCAAAGGATTTCCATAAATACCAGACAGGTAGTTAGTCAAATTAACTTGTGGCTGATTCTGCATGAAATTAAACTTGTTAATGTCAGCTTGTTGTTGTGCTGCTGTATAGCCTTCACGCAGTTGACCTGCTTTTAACAAGTTCTGAATATCACCATAATCAGCTTGAGCCATTGCAGGTGCAGCCATCGTAGCCGCCTGTTGACGACCACGCTCTGCCGCATAGTTCTCATAAGCCAATGCGCCAGCCGTATCAGCTAAAGTCTTAGCAAATTGACCACTAGCACCTTGTGTCATGGTATTCATAGCACCAGAGCCATAACGACCAGCCTTAGAAGCCGCAGAACCAATGTTGCCTAATGATGATAGGAATTTAGATTCAGCCGCCTGTGCCGCAGGTTGAAAAGCACCCTGAAAGAAAGGATTGCCCTGCAAGTAACCACCTTGAATGGTGTTTTGCAATTGACCTTGAGCCGCACCAGTTAATGGGCTACCCATAGAAGCACGTTGCTCTAAGGCTTGTAAACCAGTTTGAGTGGTTTGTGAGGGGCTAACAAAAGTCGGGCCGCCATAGTACTGAGGGCCACCGCCTTGGTATTGCTCTTGAGCCTGTTGCAAACCATAAGCTAAATATGGTTGAATTGTTGGGTCAATATTTGATGTAGTTGAAGTCGCCATCTTTTACTCCTAGAGTTTCGGATTCCAAGATGGGTCATCCATGGAATCAATTATAAATTGAAAATTAACCAATAACAACATATTTGTATTTCTTATCGGCAGTTGAGTTTGCAAAATGCGTAATCGTAGCTGTTCCCTGTCCTTGGCTACTGGCGTATATGTTTGTCAGGGAATTGGGTGCAACCAAGTTAACAGTCGCTATAACAGAGGGTGTAGATGGTCTGGTAGGGCTTGTTCCAGCAACATAATGCTCAATTATTACGCCAGTATCCGATGCTCTCCATACTAACTGGATATAGTCGTTAGCCGCCAAATTAACATAGAAGTTCATTGACCCAATTAAATGATAGGGGTCACCTGATGCTTTTCGTTGCGCCAATCCAAATCTACTATTGGAAGCAGCTATATCAGTCCCATTCTTCCTAAACCAAATATCCGCATCTTGCGAGTCATTTGTTGTGTTTTTAAGTTGGATAGAAAACTGTATGTTATACAACCCTGCATTTTTAACATTTAGCCTTGAACTATTTGATAACGTAACCCCATTAGAGAAGTCAGTTGTATCAAAGGTAATAGGGTAAGCAGTCGTTGTATTGGCTACAGTCTGGTCTGTTCCATCCTGAAAAGCCCCATAAGGCATTACATCAGCAAAAGCCGCAGCCGAACTAGGGGCAAACAAAATAACGCTATCTACGCCTATCCTACGATCATTGAGAGTGGTTGTCGTAGCGCCACCAGTAGCCAAGGTAAGCGTTCCAGTATTGTTGGTTTTGCCATCCATGATTCCACGGATAATCTCAGCAGTCTGTCGCTGATCTCCACCGAACGGAGGAAGCGTTCTAAACATTATCTAATCCCCTGACCCTGAAGTTCAACGTCCACGGAAACAGCAGTTTTCCAGTTACCAGTAGGAATTACTTGTAATTGATGGAAGTTACCATTAGACCTGAGAGATACTCGGTTATCAGAGTCAGCCGCTAAAGCCGTACTGAATGAGGTTTGCTCACTCAGTAGCGTCCTAGAAGCTACCGCAACATTGGCAGAACCTCCGTCAATATAGGGTTTAGCTAGGGTTACTACTGATCTACCGCCAGCGTTTACATCACCAGTAATGATGTTTCCAGTAGCGTTAGCACCATTGTAAGTAACCACATAAGCACCATTAGTGCCGCCCAAGAAGTACTTACCGCCCATGTACAGTATAGAGTCCAAAGAGACTGTCAAAGCATCAATGCTGTTAGAGATAGAGTCTAGGTTTTCTAGGGTTGAGGCTGATGTAGATGCGTCTGAAACGTAGTCAGCACCTGCATCGCCATAAGTCCACTTTTGGGTTTTGAAGTTGTAAATAATCAGTTGACGATTGCCAAAGGTAGTTCTGAAGTTCCAAATAATCAGTTTACGAACAGGGTCTACAGCCGCAGACATATTCCCAAACTGGCTTTCATCAGCATTGGCAAAGAACCAACGATCTACCTTCTCTGAACCAATACCCACAACACTCTGTCCATCACATGAGTAAAAACCATCATCACCCAAAAAGAAAGTGACGCTCTGAACTTGAGCAATAGAACCCGCAGCAATACATCCCTTGCCACGAGAGATAGTGTCAAACTGGAAAATAAAAGGTGTGCCGACATAACTCATGCGACTTATTCCCTTTTCCAAGAGAATAATACCCACTTCGCCACCACGGATTCCCATGATTTGACCGCCATCAGGAATATCCTGATAGTCAGCTTGAGTTACTTGGTCAGCAGTCCATGTAGTCTCATCATTGATACCAGACCAACGAACCCTAGACGGATAAAGAGTAGATGATTCGCTAGTAAATGCAGTAACCACAAAGTCACGCACTACAGTTAAATATCGACAGATAGGGGCAGTAGCCGATAGGTCTGCAAATGCCGTAGAAGTACCCAATGTAAAAACTTGCATCGGGTCACTAAAGTTAGTCCCAATAATGGAGTTTCCAAATTGAGTAAACCTAAATCTATCGTTATAAGCATTAGGTGTGTATCCACCAGTTTTAGATACATTAGTTACCGCACCTATACCACTTACGCTGAAAATCTTGGTTGAGCCAGCCGCAAATAGCTTTGTATCGTTAGTAGGGGTTTTCCCTGCTACAAGTGTAGTAAGGCTTTCTGAGGCAGCAGCAGAAAATGTAGCCGCAGTTGGAAGTGGGCCATACCCGATAGCCTGAGAAACCACGTTCTTAGCATCCACCAAAGCACCAGAGATGCTAGGCTGGTCAGGCATCCACTCACCAAAGTTTAGTTTTGTCGTAGCCATGTGTTACTTCCTTGAGCCTGAATTGTCCATGTGTTGTCATTGGCAGACACAGGTGTCCATGTGTTTGCATCAAAAGCATTATTGCTAAAAGTGAAATTTGTTGGGTAAACAAATGAAACTGTAGGATTGTTGTTTGGATTGCTTACATAAATATTAGCTGGATATAAATAACTACCGCCATCTGTAATTTCCGTTACAACACCATAGTACAACTTGCTTCCACCTGCTAATTGACCATAGATGGCATCACCAACACTAACAGTAGACAAAACCCAAGTGTTCCAATCAGTAATAATTTGAGTTGAACCGCCAATTGGTGTTTGTGCAAAGAAAACATCAACATCAGCACTAAACAAAATATATGGCGTAACATAATTAGCCCATGTTTCGCTTGGTGCGTTAGGGTCACCACTAGAAATTGTTGTCCATATATTTGAGTCACCAGAAACAGGTGTCCAAGTGTTCGCATCCTGTGGTACTGGTGTCCAGTTATCGCCAAGAATATTACCTTTAGCTGTGATAGTGGTTACACCTGTAACACTAGCAATACCTGCGTAAATTGCGGAAGCAGAAGCCGTAAAATCTGTATCACAAGTGATACTTGCAGTCGCATCAGCAACGATTCCACCATTGGCAGTAACAGTTGCGTTACCAGTAATGCTACCTGCCGCATTTTGTACTCTTATGCCATCAGCAGTTACTGTCGCATCACTAGTTATAGCCGCAGAAGCAAAAGCTATGATTCCACCAAGAGCAGTTACATCGGCAGTACCAGTAATAGCCGCATTGCCAAACTGGACACGAATACCAATTGCCGTTACATCAGCATTACCAGTAATACTTCCAGCACCAAACTGAACCCTGATCGCATCCGCAGTAACAGTCGCATTTCCATCTACAGCACCAGAGCCAAACTGTACTCT